CTTCCAGAAAGAAGCCGTTGGTTGTGTAGAGGCAATTGGACCTCAAGTTCAAGTTACTTCAGGTGACGTGTCCGTGATTTATCAGGGAGATGTTATTCTAGGTAGGTTGGCTATGGGTGCTGCACCTTTAAATCCAGCTGCTGCTGTAGAACTCGTTGCGGGTGCTGCTGCAGGTGCAGGAAACAACGCTGCATTCTAACTTATTATTCATATGGGGAGGCTTCGGTCTCCCTTTTTTATTACAAAATTTTTTATGGCTTCCACGACAATTGATACCGAGACCGAACTCTCCGCTGTAAATGCAATCTTGGGAGCTATTGGTCAATCTCCAGTAACAAGTATTGATAAAACAAATCCAGAGATAGGATTTATATATAATATATTGAGAGATTCAAATGTAGATTTGCAAGCTGAAGGCTGGCATTTCAATACAGAAAAACATGTAACATATACACCTGATTCTACAACAGGTAAGATAGCTATAGGTGCTGATATACTTAGGATGGATACTACAGATGGTTGGACAGATAGAACACATGATGTAGTAAAAAGAAATGGTTACTTATATGATAAACAGAGTCACTCAGACGATTTCTCTGGTCACACTACAATCCTTTTAGACATAGTAAAATTAATAAGTTTTGCAGATCTACCTGAAGTATTTAAAAGATATATAATACATAAAGCATCAGTTAGAGCTGCTACACAATTAGTAGGTAATCCACAATTAGCACAACTATTAGGTGGACAAGAAGCTATAGCTAGAGCTGCAATAATTGAGTATGAATGTAACCAAGGTAATCATACTATGTTTGGTCTACCAGAAGATTCAGTATATACTGCCTATCAACCTTGGAGGTCATTAGGAAGATAATGGCTTCAGTAACACAAACTATAGATAATTATTTTGCTGGTATATCTCATCAACCAGATCTAAAGAAGTTTCCTGGTCAAGTAAAAGATATAATTAATGCTGTACCTGATCCAGTAGAAGGGTTATACAAGAGACCTGGAGCTAAACGTATAGGCTCTACACCATTAGCTAATGTACAGTCTAATGGTTCTTGGTTCCATTATTATAGAGATGAGACAGAGGGATCATATATAGGACAGATAGCTAGTGACGGTAAGGTAAGAGTATGGAGTTGTAATGATGGTGCTGAAAAGAATGTATGGTATCATACAGATAACAGTGCCTATAGTGGAGGTAACTCTGACCATACATCTATCACAGGATACTTAGCTCCTAGTAGTGCTACAGCTGTAGAAGACTTACAAGCATTAACTATTAATGATACTACCTTCTTAAATAATAGAACTAAAACTGTAGGTACCACAGGTACTACAGATACTAGAGAACATTCACACTTTGCTTTCATAGAAATACTAAGAACAGAGAATGGTAGACAGTATTCAATGAATTTATATAATAATGAGACAACAACTAATGTTACTAGAGCTACAAGATTAAGAAAAACTGCTGATACTCTAGCTATGGGAGCTCATACAGGTACTTGTAGAGGTATTGGTACTCAAGTATTCAGTGCAACTTCTGCGGACTCATATAGTGATCCTGTTGTTGCTGTACGAAACTCTTCAAATAGTAACTATAATACTAGTTCTAATAAAAAGAATTTAATATTTAGAATAAATACACTAGGCCAGAATAGTCAATTAGATGGTGGTGATGATGGTACTGATGCAACCTTTGCATGTACATATAGTACTAGAGTAAACTTATTGCATGGTGGTGAAGGTTATGTTGTAGGTGATAATGTACAGGTTAAAATGACTGAAGCTAAAGGTGGGGGAGATGCAGGAGATGCAGATACTACTCAAGTAATATACACAATACGAGTAGAAGAGGTTGAAACTGTAGCGATTAAAGCTAATATAAAAGCAGTTAGGCCAGCTCCTACACCTTTTGATGCAGATACAGCTGTAACTATTGATACAATTATTGGTGGTATAACTGATCAAATATCAGGTACAGGTATAACTGCTCAAGTAATAGGTAATGGTATTTATTTATATTCTAGTTCTGCTTTCAGTGTAGAAATACAGCAGAAAGACCTAATGAGAGTGATGCAAGAATCAGTTAATGATGTTGCAGACTTACCTGTGCAGTGTAAAGATGGTTATATAATTAAAGTAGCTAACTCTTCTAGCTCATCAGATGATGATTACTTTCTTAAGTTTGAAGGTAATGATGGTCTTGATGGTTCAGGTGCATGGGTAGAATGTGCATCTCCAGGTATAGTTAAAAGCTTGGATGCTACTACTATGCCTCATGTATTACAACGTCAAGCAGACGGTGATTTTTTAGTAAAAAAATATACATGGGGAGATCGTGACGTAGGTGATGCTAATACTAATCCTGCCCCTTCTTTCGTAGGAGATAAAATAAATAAAGTTTTATTCTTTCGTAATAGATTAGCAATATTATCAGGTGAGAATGTTATACTATCTAGACCTGGAGAATTAGCTGTACCTTCATTCTTTAGTAAATCAGCATTAGCTGTTGGTGCAGCAGATCCAATTGATATATCTTGTAGCTCTAGTTTTCCGTCTGATTTATTTGATGGTATAGAAGTAGCTGCTGGACTGGCAGTATTTAGTACAAACCAGCAATTTTTATTATCTTCTGATGCAGAGGTATTGAATCCAGATACAGCTAAACTTAGAAGTATGTCTACATATAATTATAATAAAGATCTACCTCCTATATCTCTAGGTACTACTGTAGGGTATGTAGATAACTCAGGTAAGTATAGCCGTTTTAATGAGATGGCTAATATTATAAGAGAACAAGAACCTTCAGTTGTAGAGACAAGTAGAATTGTACCTACTTTGTTAGAGAAAAATATAGATTTATTAACAAATTCTAGAGAAAATTCTTTAATACTATTTGGTAAAACTAATTCAGATATTGTAAATGGATATAAATATTTCAACACTGGTGAAAGAAGAGCACAACAGGCTTGGTTTAAATGGAAGTTAAACAATCCAATTAAATATCATTTCATTATTGATGATGATTATTATGTTTTAGATACTGATAATTTCTTACAGAGAATAAGTTTAATGCAGAAGGATACAGATCCTAGCCTTAACGAAACTGTAGGATCAGATACATCTAACTATCTTATACATCTAGATAACTGGACTACTGTTACTAATGGTACATATAATGCTACTACTAAAATAACTACATTTGCTAACCAATCTGATTGGATAGATCAAGTTACCACACCTAATGGAGATTTAGTATTAGTTGATACCGATGCTAACGCTACTAGAGTAGGTAGGTATGCTAAGTGTACTGTTACTAATACAGATGACTTCACAGTAACTGGAGATTGGTCTTCTGGTACATTCTATATAGGTTATATATTTGAGTATCTTGTACATTTTCCTACATTCTATCTTACTCAAGCTCAAGGTCAGCAAGTTAAATCTGATGTAAACTCATCACTTATTATACATAGACTTAAATTGAATTTCGGTAAGTCAGGTTTATATACTACTACATTACAAAGAGTAGCACCTAAGCCAAACTATAGTGAAACATATGAAGCTGCTGCATTAGATGAATATAATGTATCTGACGCTCCATATGTACCAGAGAATATACAGACAGTACCAGTATATGAGAAAAATACTAATGTAGAAGTACAACTTAAATCATCACATCCAGCTCCTGCGACACTACATGCTGTGTCTTTTGAAGGAGATTATTCACCTAAAAACTATAGACGTGTCTAAATACATTCATCCAATAACACTGGAGGCTGCCATAGAGGTGGCCTCTAACTTACGTCCAGAAGACCGTAGAGAGGTCGAAGAAGGTCACGGGTATGATCCGATAGAGTACGCTAAATTCATCGCTCAGGAGGGCTCTGCTGTGTATTTCACAGTGCCTAACGGCAAGACTGCTGGTATGGCTGGAGTCGGTTCAGGAGGAGCTGTATGGATGATATGTACAGAAGCTATTAAAGATTACCCACATACGTTTGCAAAAGAATCCAAAAGGTTTGTAGAGAGTAGAACAGAACCTTTACTATGGAATGTTGCAGATAGACGAAATACAGTTCACCTGAAACTACTCAAATTCTTAGGCTTTAAATTCTTGAGGAAACTCAAGTATGGTCCTAACAACTTATCCTTTATCGAGTTTTGCCGTGTGTGCAGATCCTAATGCTGGAGCTAGAGCTGCAGCTAGACAACAACACCAACAAAAGGTGTACAATTATAGATCCAATTCCATTAAATTTTGGAATAGGGAAACATCATATAAAAGAAAAGCTCAGTTTATACAAGGTATAGGTGAGTCTAGAGCTAGAAGTGATATTAGACAATTAATAGAACGTAAACGTGGTCAAGCTCTATCTGGTAAAGAGAAACTAGCTCAACAATATGCTACAACTCAATATGTTAATGAAGGTGGTGGTTCCAGATCAGCTGGTAGAAACCAATACTTAAAACTATTAAATCAAGAAAAAACTATTGATAATAGTTTATCTCAATTAGCAGGTAGAGGTCAGAGTATTTTACTAGAAAAACAAAAGAGAGTAAGATCTGGCTTATTAGCTAGGAGTAAAAATACTCTAGGGTTAAGACCTGAGTTTGGTTCTCTTGTCTCAGATCCTGGTGCAGATACTGGTGCTCAACTTATGGGTGCTATTAGTACTGGTTTATCTATAGCTTCTCTGTTTGCTTCTGATATAAGAATGAAAGAAGACGTAGAACAAGTAGGAGTATCTCCTGATGGACATAAGATATACGAATTTAACTACATCGGTAAACCTACAAGATACCGTGGAGCTATGGCTCAAGAGGTAGTTAAGATTGATCCTATGGCTGTTGATATTAGATCTGATGGATACCTTGGAGTCTACTATAATAAAATTGATGTCAACATGGAGGTGATCTCATGACAAGTTCTACTTTCGATAAGATGTTAGCTAGGGAGAGAAATTCTCTTCCTGATAATACTGGTAGCTATTATGAATTAGAAAAAGGTGAGCTTAAATATGATGGTGTCGATAATGTAAACGACGCTATTGATGTTAGTATAAAAGATTTCGAAGAAAAAACTGAACGTGCTATAAAAGAGTCTGATAGATACCATAAAAATAAGGAAAAAAATCTAAAATCATTAGTTGGATTAGTAGGTATAGCAGCTGACTTTAAAAATTGGAAGGAAAAAAGAGATCTAGCTAATGCACAATTTGATACTACTTATAAGAAGTATGAAGATTGGGAAGGTGAAATTCCAGTTGATACAGATAGTGGAGAACCAGTAAAAGATGAGAAACAAATTAAATTTGATGAAGAAGCTAGACAAGCAGATCGAGCAGTCGAAGGTCAGCAAGTCGGTACCTTACAATTAGTTGAGTCTTTTAAAGGTGAGTTAGGTAATGATCAATTAAATTCAATTCTCAGTAGAACTGAAAAAACTCAGGACCATATGAGTGGTGTTGAAGCTTCTATTGAATATCAAGAAGGATTCCAACCTTACTTCGAGAGAGCTTTGCACTTAAAGAAACGTCTAGTTGATCCTAGAACTGGTGAGGAGATGCCTATGGAAATGAGTTTAATGGAAGTTATCGAGTCTGATGACAGAGAAGTTAAGAAATTCTTACCTTGGTTATATAGAGATATATTTGCTGATTACCATGCTGCTAATTCTGACCTAGTTGAAACTATGGGTGATAGATATTATAAGGAGAAAGTATTTCCTAGTATCTATAAGACTGGTGGTGAATTAAGAAGTAGACTACTAAGTAGACAACTAGAAGTATCTATTAAAAATGCTAAAGAAAATTTAAACTTCGACACATTAGCTAGATATAAAGATAAAGGTACTGAATATTTATTTGGTGATTTCCTAAGTGTCAGAGAGATGGGCTTAGATGGAAAAAAAGATAATGCAAGAGCTTGGAGACAGCTAACTGACTGGGTAACATGGGCTGTTGATAACAATGAGATTAGCATCGAAGAAGGTGAGGAAATACTAGATGCTAAAGTACAGAAAAGAGGTACTGAAAAACTTGTAAAATTAGAAGAATTAAACAATAAAAATGTTGATACTTTTGTAAGAAAGGTTGGTATTTCTTTAGGTAAAGCTAGGAGAGAACGTAGGATTGTTGATGATGAAAATGAAATAGGTATAGTACAAGGTATAGCTGATAAACAATTAGAAAGATTACAAACAGGAGGAGATGTAGCCACACCAGCTACTGTTAGATCTGCAATTACAGAAACAATTCAAGAAGCAAGGCAACAAGGTATTTATATTAATTCAAATCATGCATCTTTATCTGATTTAAAAAACTATGGTACTACTGTAGAGAAAAGACAGGATGAGGCTAGACGTATATTAGATGAGCAAATTGAAGATCAAGTACCTTTAAGTGATGAACTAATTAAATACCTACCACGTAATGAACAACAAAAGTATAGAGAATTTGGAGAATCATTTGGTATACAAGGTTTAACTCAAGAAGAACTAGGTCAAGTTAAATTAAATATTCAATCTTTAATGACATCTGGACCTCTTGCTATTGGTAAGGATTTATCTACTGAAGATGGTACTATTATGTATAATAGAGCTGTAAAAATGTTTGAGGATGAATATGAGAATAACAGAGTAATTGAAATAGAAAAAGGTAATACTAAAACAGCTAAACAGAATGCTAAGAGATTAGCTCTAGATGCTGTTAGAAAAGAATTAAAGGAGATGAAAAAAGATCCGAATTATGTCGGAGAGATTAATTCTCCTATGGAAATTGATAGGATTACTAGTGGTGAGTATACAAATGCAAAACAAATTATACAAAAGATTGAAAAAAATAAAGATAAAGCTATATCAGATCCAAGATATTGGCCTGGTGAAGAAGAAGCTATTAAAGAATTTATAGAGTGGAATAGGAACGGTCAAAAAGGATTGCCTCCATCATATTATAGAGCATATAATACTACAGCTGGAATGACTAGTAGAGAATTAGCAACTGCTAGATTAGAAGCTACTAAACATCTAAGAGAAGAAGAAACTAAACTTGATGAAAATGATCCTAAGTCCAATAATAACGAACTAGTTAAAGAAGGAGTTATTAAAAATGATGACAGTAAAATAGTTAATGCTGGACTAACTGGTGAAATAGATAATATGTTAGAGGACTTAACTATGGAAGATAGGGACTTTGATACTGTATATTCACCTGCTAAACCTACTTTACAAGGGTATCAGGAAGAGAAGTTTGATAACGAAGTACGTAATGGTAAACCTTTAAGTCAATCTACAATAGGCGAAGTATTACTAACACTTCGAGATGCACAGAAAAAAGGTATTGAGTTAAGGTTTGGAGCTTATGATATACCTGCTGATGTCCTATGGGATATGCATGATCAAGGCTTACTAAATACAGATGCTCCATTTGATGAAGAAGCTCAAAAAGAAATTGTATGGAGACGACTCTTAACTAAAGCACATACAAGAGGATCAAATAAAACTTGGTCTAATACTTACAGAAGATACAACTGGCTAACTAAAGAAGAAAAAGGACAATTCACCAAAATAATAACAGAAATTACTGGTCAAGAAGAATTCCAAACAGACCCGTACTCATCACTTGAACTATTAGCACCTGGCGTAGCTAAGGCTTTAACCGCACTAGGTATGGGTCAAGAGATACCAACAGAATAATTATTACTAAGGTAAGATATGGAAAATGATCTATTAGATGAACAACTATCTACATTTGATCGTCAAATACAGAGAACAAAAGAAGAAGAAGAGGCTTTACAGGAATCACAACCTGCAGAACCTCTTACGGTATCTCAAGGGCCAAAGTTCACACCTGAACAAATAGATCCAAGAGATACAGAGGAAGGATGGGGTATACCTGCAGTAGCTGAAGAGTTGAAATCTGCAGTTCTAGGTGGTCTTCAAGATACCGCTTCATCAATACAAACTTTCCCTGAACGTGCTATTGATACATTATCAGGTGAAGTAAGCAGAGAGAAAAAAGAAAAAGGTAGTTACCAACCTGAATGGTCTCCTTTTGTAAATGAAGATGATCCTATCATCACTAAGTCTTGGTGGGGTCAGATGTTACGAGGCACTGTACACTTCGGTTCTATGGCAGCTGGAGTCGTAGCTGCTGGTAGTGCAGCTGGAGTAACAGCACCAGCATGGGCTTCAGGTATGGCTGGTTGGGGTTTGATAAGAGCAGCTGGTATAGGTGCTATATCTGATACTATATCTCATACAACAGACGGTGAGAACGCATTAGGAATGATGCGAGATCGTTTTGGTTGGATGGATACACCCCTTAGTACTAGAGATACAGACCATCCTCTAATGATGAAATTCAAAAACATCGTAGAAGGTATGGGTATAGGTATACTCTTTGATAGTGCTGCAATGGCACTTGGTAAAGGCGGTACTTATGTAAAAGGACAAGTAGCTTCTAGAAACAAAAGCGTTGAATTACAAACAATTAGAAAAGGATTACAAGAACTTAGGAGAAATGAGTTCGGATTTAGAGCTAGTAAAAACTCACCCGTAGCTGGTAGACATCAGGGTAATCATTTATCCGAAAGTGATCCTTATACTGTTTGGGAACGTAATAAGAGAATAAGAAGTGAATGGGGAGCAGAAGAAGGATCTGCTGGTAATGTAACAACTCCTGTACAAAGAGAGAGAGTTGCTAGAGAAACTGGGTTAACTGAGGAATTAGTTTACGATACATTACAGAAACTATATAGTGCAGATAAATTTCAGAATGTATTGAAAGCTGTAGAAGGTAGTAGGAAGCGTTTAGTAGAAGTATTTGGAGATGCTATATTAGCTCATCAAAGAATCACTACTGGACGTAATGCTGCTGAAATGTCAGCTGAAGAATACTTAGAAGAGATCTTTAAAACTTCACAGAGATTTGATGTAACTGATATTGCTGGTAAGAAAGTAGATGAGATAGTTACTATAACAGCACAGAATGTTGTTGTTAGTGATTTAATTGTATCTACATTATTACAGCAATTAAGAGATCTAGGTACTGCTGGTAGAGAGATAGCAGATTTCAATAACCTATTAGATATAGACGCTCCTGGTGATCAAATATTAGATACTATGCTTACAGCTATCTCTGAGTCTAAAAGAGCTAAGTATACATTATCTCAAGAATTCCGTAACTTAGGAGCTAAAAGACCTGGTGCTATTAAAGAAGCAGTTAAACAAGAAGTAGCAGATGCTAGAGAAACAATCCAATCTATCCTTAAGATAGCTGATAAAGATAAAGATGGAGATTTAGTCTTAGCTTTATTTGAAGCTTTCTCATCTATGAAGACAGTTAATACAGTTGATGACTTTACTAACTGGGCTAGGAAAATGATTAAAGGTGGGGAGATCGAAGGTAAAAGACAGACTGGTGCTATGATAAGAGAGCTACAAGGTGTTATGATACATAGTGTCCTAAGTGGACCTAAGACACCTATGAGAGCTATTATGGGTACAAGTGCTGCAACTTTCCTAAGACCATTCTCACAAACTATTGGAGCTGCTTTAAGTTATCCTTTTACAGGAGATGCTGTTACCATGAGAGCTGGTTTATCTTCACTCAATGCTATGATGGAAGCTATTCCTGAATCATTTGAATTATTTAAAACTAAACTTAATTCTTATTGGACTGGTGATATATCTACAATTAAAACTAGATTCGCTGAGTATACTAAAGGTGATGATAACTGGGAAATATTGAGACGTTTTTCAGAAAGTGAAGCTGCTACTGTAGGAGATAGAGTTACTTTTAGTCTAGCTAATATGGCTAGGAATATGAATAATTCTAATTTCTTGACTTATTCAACTAAGTTAATGGCAGCTACTGATGATGCTTTTGCTTATATCTTAGGTAGAGCTAAGATGAGAGAGAAAGCATTTAGATCTGCTGTAGACGCTAAAGGTAAAGGAGCTTTAACTGCTTATACTTCAATAGAACCTGAATTAATAAAACTATATGAAGAAGATTTCTATGCACAAATATTTGATGGCAATGGTAATATCATAGATGAAGCTACTAAGTTTGCTCGTCAAGAAGTTACGTTAACTCAGGAACTAACTGGATTTGCTGAAGGTTTAAACTCAGTATTCCAACAGAATCCATGGGCAAAACCTTTCTTTTTATTCGCTAGAACTGGAGTGAACGGACTAAATCTTACTGCTAAACATACACCTGGATTTAACTTCTTTGTTAAAGAATGGAATGATATAGCGTTTGCTAGTCCAAGTAACTTAGAAAAAGTAGCCAAATATGGTATAACTAATGCTGCAGAATTAGCAAATGCTAAGGCATTACAAGTAGGTAGATTATCTATGGGTTCTGCTGTAATCAGTATGGCTGCATGGTCTTGGATGAATGGTAATATGACAGGTAATGGACCTGTAGATAGACAAAAAAGACAAACATGGATTGATGCTGGATATAAACCTAGAACTATTAACCTTGGTGGAGTAAGAATGGGATATGATGCTTTTGAACCATTTAACCAAATAATGTCTATCGTTGCTGATATTGGTGATGCTAGTCAGTTAATGGGAGAAGAGTGGACAGAAGATCAATTACAAAAGATGTCCTTACTTGTAGCTCAAGGTCTAACAAGTAAATCTTATTTAGCTGGTATGCAACAGTTTGTCGATTTATTTGCTGGTAAGCCAGGTCAATTCGATAGAATTATTGCTGGATTAGCTAATAACCAAATACCTTTAGCTGGTTTAAGGAATGAATTAGGTAAACTATTCACACCTTATACCCGTGAATTAGGATCAGGTATTGATCAAGCTATCAGAAATAGAAACTTAATTACTGAAAATATAGCTGGAGATCAATTACCTATTAAGTATGATTTATTGAATGGTAAACCTATTAAAGATCATGATCCTCTAACAAGAATGTTTAATGCTGTGAGTCCAATATCTTTTAATTTAGATAGTTCACCAGCTAGAACTTTCTTATTTAGATCTGGATATGATTTAAGAACATCTACTTATTTCTCACCTGGACCTAATAGTATTGATTTGACAAACTCTCCAGAAGTTAGATCGTTATTTCAAAAAGCTATAGGTGATCAGAATCTAGAAGCTCAAATAGCGAAACTAGCTAAACAGAAAAGAGCACAAGCATCCATACTTGAGATGGAAAAAGATATTAGAGATGGTAATAGAGGTGCATTCGACTCTAAAGATTACTATCATAATAAAGAATTAAATAGAATAATAACTGAAGCTAGAAAGAATGCTTGGTGGAGTTTAAGAGATGACCGTTTAGTTATGGATTTAACTCTAGAACAAACTACTAAAAAACAAAGACGTAAGCAGAAGACCGCCCAAACCTCATACGTTACTCCTTTATTAAGAATTTACAAATAAACAATGGCAAGTTTCAAACAATATACAGCAAGTGGAGGTGCTACTGAACCTTTTTCTATTTCTACCTTCTCTTCAGATGAAATAAAAGTAAGAGTAGATGGTGTATTAAAGACAGCTGCTACTCATTATAACATAACAAGTTATACTACAAATGGTGGTACAGTCACTTGGACTGCAGGTAACATACCTAATAATGTGTCTGTTCGTATCTATCGAGATACAGATTTAACTGCTAAAGCTACATATTATGCAGGTTCTTCAATTAAGGCAGATGATCTAAATAATAACCAGACACAAATATTACGTGCAGTACAAGAAAAAGATCATTTACTACAGACATATGAAATAGAAGATAATGCAGTAACAACAGCTAAGATGGGAGCTGATAGTTTACAAACATTAGCTGATCAAGTAACTGCAAGTGAACCAGCATGGTTAACTAATATTGGAGTTGTTGCAGGTGACTTAGGTGCAGCTGCTGATTATGGATTAGTAAGTGATACTGCATCTACTGTTAATACAGGTAATATTGATACTGTAGCAGCTAGTATAGCAAACGTAAATAGATATGCAAATGAATATAAGATAGGATCAACTTCACCTAGTTCCCCTTCTGAAGGTGATTTATGGTATGACAATGTCAATAATCAGTTGAAGTTCTACGATGGTAGTAACTTTATTCAGATTGCTTCAGGATCTATAATAGACGAAGATAATATGGCTAGTAATAGTGCTACTAGGATACCTAGCCAACAATCAGTTAAAGCTTATGTAGATAATCTATATTGGCTTGATCAAACCACCAAGCAAGACGGTTCTGTGATCTATTGGAAAAACAGTTCCTCTAAATATTTTGCCGACAACGCACAAAACACATTAATTACAGATGGAGGAAACTTTTAAGCAATGGCATCAACAATAAGAATTAAACGATCAACATCGACTGCAGCTCCAACTAGCCTTGAGAATGCTGAAATAGCATTTTCTGAAAACTCTGATAAATTATTTATAGGTAAAGGTACAGGTGGTTCTGGAGGCTCTGCAACGTCTATAGAAGTGATTGGTGGTAAGGGAGCATTTTGTGATTTAACATCAACTCAAACTGTAGCAGGTGCAAAAACATTCAGTGATAACGTAGTTGTTACTGGTAACTTGACAGTTAACGGTACAACAACAACTGTAAACTCAACCACAACAACGGTTGATGACCCTGTATTCACCATTGGTGGTGATTCAACACCTGGTAGTGATGATAATAAAGATAGAGGTATTGAATTTAAGTGGCATAATGGTTCAGCTGCTAAAGTAGGTTTCTTTGGATTTGATGACAGTACAGGTAAATTTACTTTCATTCCAGATGCTACTAATAGTTCAGAAGTATTCTCAGGTTCAGCAGGTACTCTTGTAGCTGCTTTAGAAGGTAATGCTTCAACTGCAACTGCTTTAGCAACTGGTAGAACTATTGCTATGACTGGTGATGTCGCTTGGACATCAGCTTCATTTGATGGTACAGGTAATGTTACAGGTGCTGGTACTATTCAGACAGGTGCAGTTGAACATGCAATGTTAGCTGGCGATGCTGTAGACGGTGATAATATAGCTGATGATTCTGTTAACTCAGAACACTATGTAGATGCAAGTATTGATCATGCACATCTTTCTAATGACTGTATAGACGGTGATAATATTCAGGATGACGTAATCAATTCTGAGCATATTGCAGCTGGTGCAGTTGATTTAGAACATATGTCTTCGGAATCAGTTGATGAAGATAATCTTAAAATATCTAATAGTGGATCTAATGGACAATTCCTACAGAAACAATCTGGTAATACAGGTGGTTTAACATGGGCTAGTCCTAGTTCAGATGTACCGACTACTATAACAGTTGCTGATGAATCAAGTGATACAACTTGCTTCCCTTTATTTGCTACAGCAGCTACAGGTGATCTTGGTCCTAAGAGTGGAACTAACCTTACATTTAACTCATCTACAGGTGATTTAGCAGCTACTAGTTTTAGTGGTGTAATTGATGGGGATACCTTCTAATGGCAACAGTAATAAAACTAAAGCGGGGTACTTCTCAACCAAGTACCAGTGATATTGCAAATGGAGAAGTTGCTATAGATACATCCGCACAGAAATTATATGTAAATGATTCTGGTACAATAAAAGCAATTGGTGGTACTGGGGGTACTCCTACAGATATAACAGTAGCTGATGAAAGTTCAGATACAACTTGTTTCCCATTATTTACTACAGCTGCAACAGGAGATTTAGGACCAAAAAGTGGTTCTAATTTAACATTTAATGCTTCATCAGGTGACCTCACAGCAACACTATTGAATGGTGGGGCTGGAGCTGACCTTTCACTTGACTTTGGGAGTGTAGCATAATGGCAAAATTATTAAAACTAAGAAGAGGTACAACCTCACAACACAGTAGCTTCACTGGTGCCGAAGGCGAATGTACTGTAGATACAACAAAGGATACTTTAGTTGTACATGATGGGTCGACAGCAGCGGGTAGACCACTGCTACGTGAAGACTTAAACAACCTAGCTGCGGGAGCTATAGCACATGCTAAATTAGCAGGTGACTGTATAGACGGAGATAACCTTGCTGATAATGCTGTTGACTCTGAACATTATACTGATGGTAGTATAGACACGGCACACATAGCAGACTTAAATGTAACTACAGCTAAAATAGCTGCAGATGCTATAACAGGAGCTAAGATTGCAGACGATGCACTTGACTCCGAACACTATACAGATGGAAGTATAGATACGGCTCACATAGGTGATAATCAAGTTACTCTTGCTAAGATGGCAGGAATAGCTAGAGGTAAGATTATCTATGGTGATTCATCTGGTAATCCAGCTGTACTAACAGTAGGTAGTGCTGATCAAGTACTTACATCTGATGGCACTGATATATCATGGGGAGCTGCTTCAGCTGGTGCTAAAGGTGGTAACTCAAATGCTAACGCTGTATTCTATGAAAACCAACAAACAGTTACCCATGACTATAC